ATCTCCAATTTTTCAAATAAGGTTTGTAAGTCATCTTGGTCTGTCTGGAAGACAATACCAATACCACCAGCTTCAATCCACCTACGGACATTGTCTGGCTTATCATCGACAAGTATGTTAGGTCTACGAGTTAACTTATTCCAGGCATACTTATGTTTGTTAGCAGTAAAGATCATGTTCTCAACTAATGGAGGTGCATAACCATTTCTTTCTAACCAACGCCGTTTCCAATATGCTGAGTTATCTCTATCGCCAGTGAGAGGGGAAGAACAGATACCCCAGTCATTGTCAGAGATCTCTTCAACAAAGGTAACGATTCGATTCGATTCAGGAAACTTTGGTAAAGTATTAAACCAATCTGTATTCCTAAGGGAAGCGAATGCAGATTCCCTATCATTTAGGGATTTCCAGTGATCAACTTGAAACTTTTCTTTGATAGCTCCGAAGAAGTCAGCGATTACGCCATCCATATCAAGATAAATCGTCATTATGCTGCGCCTCCTGTTTCTGTTACTAGTGAAAAGAGATCTTTTAACTTGCGCAGTTCATCTGATGTCAACCTAGCGAGTTGTTTCTGAATGTTCTCATCTGAGAAATCAGAGGCGATGTTATTAAGTACTGATTCTAAGACTTTGTAGTGATATACGTATTCCATAATTTAGCTCCTCTTTAATTATAGGTATATTCTACCATAAAAAGAGGCGTTTGTACATGCTTTTTTTTAATTTATTTGAAAAAAAGTTTACGTCTATCGTACTCGATCTTAGTCTCTTGTAATAGCTGTGTGTAGTTATCTCTGTGTTCTTTGAAGATTAAAGGCTCATGGTTATCTACATCCATGATGATGACGGTGTTAGTAATAGGTATACCAGTCCTTTCTTCAAACATGATAGCATAACCAGACATCTGAGCAAAATAGTTTGGAACTTTCTCTTTTGTCTTAGGCCAGCGAGAAGTCTTAAAGTCTACAATAGACGGTACACCATCAAAGTCAGCAACACAATCGCATCGACCAGCGAGACCAAGGTGATCGCTGTAAAGAGGAACCTCAAGACCATAGATTTTTCCAACCCGCTGGTCCAGAATTGGACGTAAGTTTTCAAGGCTTTGTCGAATGTGTGGCAAATATTCTGTAATATCTTCATTTTTTAGGTACCTTTCAATGATTGCGTGTACTTGTGTGCCGCGACCTGCGGCTCTAGTCCCCACCCTATTTGCTTCAGCTTCTCCTACCCTCTTTCTCCATGCAGCGATGGCTTCTTCGTTTATGATACTCAGTACTGATGTGATACTAGGATACCTAACACCAGTAGGAGTAAGATAAGTTCTCCCTGATAAGGCAGTTTCTGTAACCAAGTCTTCATAGCCAAGATCAACTTTTTCATGAATAAACCTCATTTCTTAAACCTAACACTAATATAAATTTTATCTAAGAAGTAAAACCATACGCCGTTTATCATTGGCTCAATAAGAGCATCAACTCCAGCTAAAGTCCAATCTGCACCAGTGATTACACGATTGCAGGTCATAGCGATGAATACATGACCTACTGTATAGATGATTGCTCTCGATAGGCTCGAATGACCTATCAGCTTCTTGAGTAACTTAAATATACCAAACTTAATTTCCATCACTTTGTCTTAATGGTATTATCTTTACCAGAACCCTTTTTAATACGACCCATCAAATCTTTCCAACCATCACTCGTCTTAGATAAGACATCGCGTCCACCATTTGTTGAAAAGTTCGGAGGAGTTATTACTCTGATGATGTTTTCTTGTGCATCGAGGATCTCTTGTAGCTCATCATAGCTACAGTTAATATCCCATTCAGCCTGAGTTTTTATATCTCTTAGTGTGTACAGTGGCACTTCTGATCTCTTCCTTTAATTCACGAACACGTTGTTCCATCCAACCAATAGCAGTATTTATGTGTCCTGTATCTTGAGGTTTTAATTGTGTTTTAGCATATTCAATTTCACGATATAAAAAATCTAGTTTGTCAAGATTATCCATTTCACTTCGCCTTCTTGTTTTATAGTGTTATGGTAGTATTCACCACCATTTTCATGAGTCGTAATCACTACGAGTAAAGCTAATACGAGTAACATTACACCGCTTCCCTTGATTCGAACCAATACGGGATTGGTCTTTTTGTCCAAGCCATCTTAAACCTATCTTGTTTAGTCTGATAAAATGCACGATAAGATTTGACGGCATCATTAAAAATACATTCTGGGTTTGATTTCATCGCAAGCTTGAATGGAGTGAGTTTACCTTTCGGTATATTGTGTGGTAAAGACCACAGCGGAGAACGAAGCAGAGCTGTTGCATGTACTTTACCATAACGATAGTTGTATTCGTTGCATAGAGCATCGAGGTGTTGCCAATGCCAACGATAGTTAGAGTCTGACTCCATAGTCCATACAGTACATGGATGTGTGTGGTGTACAGCTTTGTACAATAGGTTATCCATCTCAGGATCATCAAACAAACGATAGTGTTTTACCATACGTTTACCAGATTTTGATGGTGCTATCTGCACCGTACCGTCCAACATGCGATGCGCAGTCGAAAGCATCTGCGCAGACTCGATGATCATCTTTACAACATGCTTATCGCACTGCATCTGTGCAGCTACGACTGGATCTTTATGCAGGACAAATATATTCATTTAATTAACTCCGGGAAAGCTTCTTTTACTAAGTTTAGACTAATAGCACCGATTGGTTTCTTGTTAGTCATATTGATGATAACCTTAGCATCTTCTGGATGAATACCTTCAAGTAGACCAATAAACTGTTGTTCTCGCTTAAACGCTGGTAGCTTAGCGCCAGGACCACCTTTTACAAACTGGCCAAACTTTTTATGTTCACGTGATAAGTCAGTTGGGTGACTTTCAGGCCTTGATGGCTCATAGGGTGGTGCACCTTCTGGCAATAGCCATACGATATTATCATCATATGTGCCACGTAAGACATCAAGCAAAGCCCAATTCTCTTTATGTTTCTGTAACTCTTTGATCTTATCAGTCTTGGCACGTTTAGTACCTACATCTGATAAGATCTCAAAAACGTATTTTTTTCTTGCAGTGGGCATTATATGAACTCCTGTACTGATCCGATTAACTGCCTACAATCTTTAGCAACTAAGTATGGAAATACTTTCCCTTTGTTATGCCATTGATCTTGTGCTTCATACTCCTTGACTATCGTAGTCTTCAAGTCTTCTGGCGTTTGACTTAGATCAATGAGCTTTTGGTTACGACAATAGTTACGATACCATGATGCAGCATAGAGTAGCTCACCTTCATCTAAGTCTGCAATCATGGCATTCATCTTCTTTTGTGATAACGGTGTCTGTCTTTCTCCATTCACAAACACGTCATCACCTGATAATACGTTTGGTATACCATCGCTAGCATCACCTCGCATGATCTGTTCAACTAAGAACACTCGTGGGTTTTTTTCTACGATACTCTTCTTTTGAACAGGAGAGAACTGAGATACATTATCATATTTCTGAAGCTGTACAAAGTCTTTATCTCCTGATACGATCATGATATCTTCATAAGCACCAAAGCTTTCGTTTGTATGTTCAACGAGTGTGGCGATGATGTCATCAGCCTCGCACCCATCAATATGTAATACTTTATATGGGAAGTTTTCTCTAATCTCTTCACGTACCTTATTCATGATAGTGAATGCTGTATCCCAATCAAAGGTTGACTCTTCACGACCTTTACGACGATTTGCTTTGTATTGTGGATAATAAGTCTTACGCCAATTATTTGGCCCATCACAAGCAAGCACTAACTCTCCATATTTGTCATAGTATTTTTGACGATACATACGTAGGGTATTGAGGATCATATGGCGAATCATACCTTCCTCATTAAGTTTTTGTACCGCTATGTTGGCTACTGCAATTGCACTGAAGTCGACTAATATCATAACAAATCCTATCTATAGTATTCTTTAAATGCGTTTATGTTGGCTTTCGTGCCCCGAACAGTTATCTCAGGGTTTCCACCACTTGGGCCATGTGTTATCCAATTGATAACATTAAGGCTGTATATGTCTAATATTTCTAAAAAATCAGACACAGATACATCATGTGCACATATGAATGTGTATTTAGTTTTTCCACTTGCGTATTTCATTTTAGCTCCATCTCAATTATGCTACTATTATACCACTATTTTCCATGAATGTACATAAAAATTTTCACTTGATACTCAAAAACTTTTGGATAGTTTTCAGGGTCTACGAGTCTGTCGCCCCAGTAATCAATAAGTCTTTTGGTAAATGTCTCGAATGGATCTTGCATCCTATGAACTCGTTATAGTAATCGTCTCTGATTAAGACGTCATGGTCAAATTGCAACTTAGCTTCATAGTAAGACATCTCGCCTTTGGTACGACAAAGCTTTAGGATCTCTCTTTTGTAACTACTTTCCCCTCGTTGTTCAACGAGTACTTGAAGTTCCTTATTAGATCCATAATATGTTCGCCAGTCAGACTCGACTCTTGTTCTTTGTCTTCGTGATCTCTTACTATTTTTTGGTAGTATCTTAGGCCGCCAGAAGTTCTTTTTACCGATATATTTTTTATCTGTATCCAGTTCTGTGATAATATACACAAATCCCTGGTATTCATCTGGGGTTTCATCATAAGATTTTCCTTCATATAACCACATACAGTTATATATCAGATTCCTCACGTGTCTTATATTGCCACTCGTCTGTATGGCCAACAGACCATTTTGGTTCAGTCTCTACTCGATAGTTTTGTGTACATACCTTAAAGTCAGGCTGTAAGAGCTCATCTGGTACTAGGCTTGCATCCCTCCAAATCACACGGTTATTTGGCTGTGCAGCGAACTGCCCGTTGTCTAGCTTTATGATGTTAAAACTCTTATGCTCAGGATCATGTTCGCTAAAGTTAATATCTATCGTAGACTTGTCAGAGTGCGCGTTGTCAACTGTAAACAGGTATTCGCCTGGATGCATCTGCTTGTCTTTACCAAAGAACTCACATCTACTTAATAATGGTTTTTCGATAACAGTTAAGTTATAATCAAAGCAATCCCAAAGCTGAAGCACATCAAGAGGAAGGTCACCGTGAGGTCTCTTCCAAACGAACGCCGACAAAGGAAGTTTATCATACAACGCGCCGTATTCAGTAAGGAGTGTTTCAAAGTAAAGTGCTTTATATTGAGTTGATTTGACCGAGATCCATATTCCTGGAGTATATTCTCCATGACCCCTTTCAAGGTCATAGAGATACTCTTTTCTTACCATCACATTTTGTGGTGGCAATGGATGTACAAGATAGGCCATTAGTATCCTTCATTATTATCATGAGCTTCAGTCCTGCGGCCGCATATAGGACAGAATTCTGGCTCTTCATAAGAGAGTACAACTGACTCGTTGTCACACTCTTCACATTCTATCTTCCATTCATTCATTAGAAGTCAATCTCACATGCTCCGCCAGCACATGCTGCAGCCCCAATGGTATCAACCTCAGTAAACTTTTGTTCTGTCAAATCTTGTTTCCAATTGACAGGTTTAAGGTTTTGCTGGATCTTATTCCATTTGTGAAGTAGATAAGCGTCTTTCAAACAATGTTCTGCTTTCTTCAAGTCTTCTTTGAAGTAGTTTTTTGCAAAGTTTTCGAAACGTCTGATCCAATCTTTACGAGATGAGTTTTCAGTAGATTCTAGACTGATATCAAGTCCCCAACCTTGTGCAGTAGAACATGCATCCCATAAGTTGGGGAACACCTTGATAGCATCTACTACCAAACCAGATGCAAAGATGGCTGCAACTCCATAGTCCTTTACCATCTGCTTCTCTGTAATGACTGCAGTGTTTGGTGCTTGATTATAGTCTTTGTCTCCTGATGGAGCTAAGAATGAAATGCCTGAGAATGAATAACGATTCTCAAACACATATTTTTCTACCGCATTCCAATCATCCACGATAATCGTGTTAGAAACGTTATGTCGAATGCCCTTATCTGCACATAGTTCTTCATTTGTACCTGCAGTTACCCAATGTTTATGTGCTTTCTTAACAAGCTCAAGGTGTTTTACACCGTGCAGTTCATCTTTTAAGAATGAACCCTTCTTTGGTACGATTGGAAACGAAACAACGACGTCAGTACCGTTTGCTGACCATACTGATTCTTCAACCATATAGGGATTTGTCTTCATGATTGCCTGAGTGATCTCAGACTCTTTGTTCATTTGAACATTTCGGATATACATTGAAGAGTGCTCGGCGTGGATACCACTGGCTGTTTGTAAGAGCACTGAAGCGTTGCCTGATGGTTTAACGCAAGTAGTACGAGCAGCAGCATTAATGCCGATAATTGCAGAAACTTCTTTGTTGATCTGTTTAACAATCTTTGCTCCTTTTTCTAGGACCTTCTCGTCAAACAATACTTTTGGGTTATTCATCCATCCAGTGATTGACACACCAAGCAATGCTTCGCGATCGAAGATCTTCTTTGATACAGGACTTAAGAACTTAAAGTCAGTGTACCCTGCTTGTAGGGTACCGAGGATA